GAAAAGACCTGTGGCTTTCGCGGTTGCTTCAGTCGGCTCAGTGTGGATGCTTCCCTCTACCCATGAGAGAGGAATGAACACATCATCTTCTTGTGTGGGAAATTCTCCATCCACACGGACGCGGACCACATTTGATTCCTTGCCGTATTTCCGCTCCAGGTCCGCTATGTTTTCCTTCGATGTCCTTTTGCTGTCCCGGCTTGATACTGTATGGCAGACATAAAGGCCTCTGTTTGCGGTGAACGCATCATAAAAAGCCCCGCTTGTGCGAGTAGGGTTTCCGCACATGAGGAGCTTGTTGTTCTCACCTGTCAGCGTGCCAAGGATCGCTTCTGTGATCGGATCCTCGACACCGGATGCTTCATCAACGATGAACAGCATGTGGTCTTCGTGGAATCCCTGCATGTTCTCTGGCTTTGCCGCTGACTTGGCAACGCCAAACCACCTTTTCTCCTGTCCGACCATATAGACATATGTCTTTGTCCATTTGAGCAACTGGTTCAGCAGAGGGGAATTTCCCATCCACTTGGATATCTCCGACCAGAGGACATCATGGAGCTGCTGCTTGGTCGGTGCCGTGCAGACGACGCGGCTGTTCTCGTGGCATGTCAAAAACCAGAGGAAAACCGCTGCTTCGAATGCGGTCTTGCCTACGCCCTGGCCGGATTTGATCGCGACCTTCCTGTTCGTCACCAGATCCTGTGCCACTCTCGCCTGCCAGTCATCGGCCCGGAAGTCAAGTACCTCGTCAAAGAATACCAGCGGTTCCAATGTCCATATTTCCAATGATTCCGAGAGGAAGTCGGCAAGTTCGATATCTGTCATTGCTTGCTCCCTTCCCTCTTCTTTCTGACGGCTTCGGCCCATGCCTTAAGAGCATCGTTTCCAGATGTATCTCCCTCCCGTTTCTGCTTCTCGTCCCGGTAGCTCTGCAGGGCTGCGATTGCCGCAGTTTTACTTCTCTGGACCGTCGTGAGTTCTTTTTCGAGCCGGGCGATCATGTTTGCAGTCGGCTCTGTCGAAGTCTGTATCGAATACTGTTCTCCGGGAAGCCGGTCTCCGTTTTCCACCTTCTTTTGGATGATCTCGTCATAAAGAGCCTCATCCTCACTGTTCTTGAATCGGCGTTTTTTCTCAAAGCGTGTGCTGCCAGAGATATACACTTCCTGCGGCTTCTCCCTGCCTTCCGCATCTATGAGCGGTCTTCGATATCGGTTAATGGCGTTCATGATCCGTCGTTCCCGAATCGTGTACATGGCAATCTCTTCCAGGAACATTTTTTCGGTATCATCGGTCATGTTGCCGCCAAGCCACTCACGCTCATCATCGTCGAGGAAATCCCATCTGGCTGAGGAATATGCGCCGTGTTTCCCACCGGCATTATTCCTGTTTCCGGGCTGTCCGCCGCGTTTCCGAACGTTCGCTTTTGGTTTTCCCGAACGTTTGCTTTTTTTCCCTTCCCAATCCTGAGTGTTCTTCCATCGCCGGACAGTGCCTTCGGGGACGCCTAACTTTGCTGCGATATCTTTAAGAAGCAGTTTTTCTTCTTTCCAAAGTCGCTCGGCTTCGATGCTGTCCGGGCATCTTGCCCTTGGCATTGTCCTACCTCCTACTGATTTGAATTCGGAATAAAACAGGGAGCTGACACCTCACTCTGCCGCGCGTGCCGCTCCCTGTTTTTCTTCACATTTTTGCTATAATTTCTGCCCTCGAATACGTCTCAGCGCCGTCAACCATCATCCGGAGGAAATCCTCTTTCGAAAAGTTCGACAGACGGAAGATTTCTTCAGGCTTCATGCCCAGCTGCTTCCCGATTTCCTCCACGCTCTTTCCCTGGCTGATCAGCTTCTGGACAATGTTCTTCATCGGTTCCAGAAGATGCTCGCCTCTGGCACGGTTATGTGTCACAGTTCCGTACATATCCTCCGCTTCATCCCTGTGGTCGACAATCACGACAGGGACCTGGCCTCCGAGCTTTGTCCGGAGCGGTTCCTGACCGGATTTTTGTATTTTCCAGGCATGAAAAAAGGCACCCTTTTTGAAGGTGCCTTCCGGTGTCTTGATCTAAATTCACACCGATACCATATCAGATTTTCATTTTCCGGTCAAGCATTTTTAACGATAACCGTTACTTAGTGTCCAAAAAAACAGCGGATCCATCCGCTTCATCACCCAAAATCATTGATTCTAAGCGGTTTTCAGCCTCATTCAGGTCTTCATAGATAACCGACTTCGACACACCGTATTTCCATGCAATTTCCCACACTGAACCGGAAAAAGTGGAAAAGTATTTCGAGTACAGGGCGTCATACTGGCGCCAGCTCCTGTGCCCTTCCTCTTTGGCCAGATTTCGGTATGTGAGCATCGCGAAATCGAGTGCCATGATCAACTCTTCCGTGCGGTGAGATGTTTCTCTCAGCCGCTCTGCCCAGGCGTCCGGATCCCGGCCTTCCATAAGGTCGGTAAACCACTTGAGGCTGAATACATTGGACCGTTCTTCTTCCATGCGGTCCAGGATCGTTTTGTCGCACTGGTCGTGAATCCAGTTATAGTTCCGTATCAAATACCGGAGCAGCTCCCTCTTGCTTCCTACAATCTTCTCCGTCTTTGCCATCGCAGTCCCTCAACCAGTCGTCAAAACTCATCTGCCCGGGGATCTGGACAACCTCAGGCACATCATCCACCGCTGTCACTGCTTTTTCCGGATGCATCTCTGCCCAGCAGACCGGTCCGAATCCCCGCTGGATGCTTTCCGGATCCGATATCATCCTGCCACACATCCTGCATCTCATGACAGTTTACCATTTTTGGGTTCTCTGAAAAAGGCTTCGCGTTCCCGCATCCGTGCCGCTTCCGCTGCATACTGGTTATACGCCCTCTTGCGCTTGCCGATCATATCCATGAGGCAGTCACATCTTTTTTCAATGAGGACATCCGGGAGGGTCGAATTGTCGAGCTCTTTCTGGGTGACCAGTAAGCTCTCCTGCGCGGCTGTTTTTGTGTCCCTGATGCGGATCCGGATTCCCTCTTCGGGGCTCTGGGGAATGATCTCAACAGCCACATCGTTGTCCCTTGCATAATTGATGACATCAAACATTCCGTTCCTCCTCTCAGTCTCCGCACAGGTCAGTGTGCTTGCTTATGTACAGACCGTTCCATCCATGGGCCTTGTAGTATGCTTTGCACTTAAGGATCCCTGAAGCGGACTTCACGTATTCGATGCCCCTGACATAAGCTCCATGTTTCTTTGCCCAGTCGCACCATTCAGTACGGTACTTGCGTTCAGACGCAGACTGCGCCTTGAAGTCTTCATACAGAACCCCCTCCTGGTTGATGGTTTTTATCCGGCCCGGATATGTCTTCATAAACCGCCTTGTGAAATCTTCTCCGCCGTTCGGCATGACGGTCAGGCCGATGTCATCCTGTATCGTGTTGATCACCGAGGCAAGGGCTTTATAGACTGCATCCTTTGAGGGAGCTGCCCTCATTGCCTTCCCGCCGAATCCACGGCCGACCATATAGTAGATATCCGGATTGTCAAAGTACAGCCCTGAAGCGCCTGCTCGTTTGATATCCTCTGCAGCGTCGCACAAATGGCGCTGCCATGCTCTGGCGGTAACGTCCACCCAGTACTCTCCCGGCCAGCCCTCGTATGGAGCAATCCGCAGCGATTTGTAGGATTGATAATAACCCCTTTGCTTCTCCAGAGCTCCGGCATTAAGGTATCCCCAAACGAATACGCCTCTGCCGACGGCCTGCATAATCTCTGACTTGCTGATCCCGTCCGTATCTATCACGGCAAGGTCTCTTTTTTTCGACCTGCGGAGTGTGGCTACTACTCTGTCTTCTTCAAAACAGTACCTGAGTCCCATTTGCTTCTTCATGCCTCCTCTCTCTTTCTCTTGTTTCTCAAAGTTTCTTCAGCATGGCATCGTCTTTAGAAGTCCCCTTCCATTCCTTTGTAGGCGCTCTGGGAGGTTTTGGCAGCTTATCCGGTCTGATTTTTAAGATTGCTCTCTTTTTCGGATCTGCAGCCTTTTTCTTCTCCTTGGCCCGCCTCAAACTCATACGCTGGGCTTCTTTCCTGCACTCATCATCACAAAACTTTTGCCGACCATTTGATGGTTCGAACCACCATCCGCATGTAGCGCATTTTTTCATCATGTGTTCCCGCCTTCGCGCTGCCAGTCATCAGTGCAAAGCATCTCCACAGACGTAATATCTATGATGAAATACTCTGCGTCCTCTTCTGCTCCCCATTCCTTTCGGCCTGTACCTATTCTCAAGGTTCCATGGACCAGCATTGCCGGGGAATCAAGGCTGTATCCGGCACGCAGGATAAC